ACTATCCTGTTCATCGACAAGGATAAGGGCGACTAGGCCCTAGCTCGGTCCCACCACAAAGGGAGCAGCGGAGTTCTGGCGGACGCCAGGGCGCTTAGGCAATAGCCTAGGCGAATCCGTTGCTCCCTTTTTTTATTCCCCCGCGCACGCGAAGCAGGGGAAGCCAGGGCGTCCGGCTTCGCCGGACCATCAGGAGGCTCAGCGAGTCCGCTGCTACGCAGCAACCTAATGTACGCTCCAATAATCATAAAGGGACAGAGACGGTCACAGCAGGCGGAGATTATTGAACAGCTCGGAATAACAGAGCGCATAAGAATGCGCAAGAAAGACAGGGTCCGTCCGCGTATCTGCCCGGGAGATAGCGAACTCATCCGACGCCTGCGATACTGCCAAGTTCGCTCCCCTCAGCAAAGTGAGCTGGCGGAGCAGCAGCAAATGAAATGGGGTACGTCCGGGTCTCTAGTAAGAGATAGGGTACTGACCTGACGCCTGTGATACTGCCAAGCTCGGCGCCATGCTAGTTCGCCCCGGCTTCGCCGGGGCTCTCCCTTGTTCACTAGTGTCTTATTACAGACGGGGGGGGCGGGGGTACCTTAGTAGGCGGGGGGCCCAATGCCATTGGGTCCACCCAAGCAGGTTAAAAAAATTTAGACAGGTGGGCCTGTTGCCAATCCTAGCTACTACTACCTAAGTGTAGTGTTTTCGTAACACGCCCTATCAGTAGTTTTTGGAATTAGAGGACGGGAGATAGGGGTAAAAAGTTACACACAATTTTAAAATTCCTATTATGGAGACGTAAGTAGCTGATTGACAGTAGGATGGTAGTAAAGATTTCCTTGCTTGTATTTTAGTAATAGCCTTGCTTAGATGTTCTTATGACCGAGGGTACGGCCATTAAGAAGGAGATGATGAAGGCGATTGTTGCAGCCGGGGAGAATCGACGGCTGGTGGAGGCCCGTGACCCGAAGAAGGCGGCTAGGTGTTTGGAGCTGATGGCGGAGGGCAAGCCTTGGAAGGCCATCATGCGCGAGGAGGGCATTGATTGGTACACGCTGGTGGGGCTCAGGGCTAGGCACAAGGACCTGCTGGACAAGCGCAGGGAGATTGTGGCTCAGGATGCGATGGAGCTGATTGAGGGGGCTAGGATGCTCCAGCAGGAGAAGATGAAGATGCTGGCGGAGGATGAGGCGGCATTGAAGAGGACGAACATACGCGACCTAGCCATGAGCTATGGCATTTACGCGGAGAAGTTCTTTATGGCCACGGAGGGCAACAAGGTGGTGGTGGAGCATAGGACAGGGGCTCCCAGCCTTGAAGACGCCGTAAAGGCCATAGAAGAGGCCAAGAAGAGGGCAAAGGCCGTGTCCATTGAGGTGGACGTGACGCCCGCCAAGGATGTTTCCTATGAAGAAAACAAAGAAGAAACTAAAGCTGAAACAGGACGAGACGTTCAACAAGAAGCAGGTGGCGGGGATGCTGATGGGCGTCCTTGAGTCATTTGAGGGTCTTCTGGCCGTCCAGATTGCCTTGCAAAAGCAGGTGGACATGTTGCGTCAGGACATGGATCAGGCCTTGGGCCGTAGCCGCAGCTACGTCTGGTCGCTTAATGGCGAGAAGCTCGGCTGATGGCGCTTAAGTGGGAAGAGCACCCCATTCTGAAGCCGCCTTCCGACAAGGAGATGGCGGCTTTGGAGCCTCAGGAGTTAGTGAAGCTGTGGAAAATCTACCACGAAGCCATATCCAACGCCCGCAAGGACCCGTACAGGTATGGGTGGGTGCTCGACCATTGGCGCATAGCGGAGGATATGTTCCACAAGCACAGGACGCTCCTCCTGCTGGGTGCGAACAGAAGCGGGAAGACGACGTATGGAGCTAGGGCTGTCGTCAAGGCGGCGGTGGAGAACGACGAGAGCTTGATTTTCTGCTTCAGCCAGAATCAGGAGACGAGCGTGCTGGTGCAGCAGAGTGCCGTTTACGAGTATTTGCCAGCCGAGCTGAAGAAGAAGGCCACGGAAGAGACCCACTACATGAGCTATTCGATGCAGAATGGCTTTGCGAACAAGGGACTGGTGCTTCCGAACAAGAGCCGGATAGTGTTCAAGACATACAGCCAATACCAGCAGAACCAAACCATCCTTGAGGGCATGAAGCTGGGGGCTCCGAAGCCCAAGTGGATAAATGTGGGAGCATGGTGCGATGAATACCTGATGGGGATGGAGCTCCTCGACCGCCTCTACATCCGTTTCAGCACGTTCAACTCCAAGCTGCTGCTGACATTCACGCCCAAGGACGGCGTGACGGAGACGGTGCGCTACTACTTGGACGGGGCCAAGACGTTGGAGAGCAGGGAGGCCGAGCTCCTAAACAACCGGCCTGTGCCCTATGTGCAGGTGAACGAGAACAATAACACCGGCATCGTCTACTTCCACAGCAAGGACAACCCTTGGTCCGGGTATGAGAGCATTGCCGAGCAATGCAGGGCCAAGGGGGACGAGGCCTACACGCTGACAGCGGCCTACGGGGTGCCCACCAAGACGTACACGACTAAGTTCCCCAACTTCTCCGTGGACGTGAATGTCGTCAAGCATGAGTCCATCGACCTGAAGGGCAAGACGAGGTATATGGTGCTGGACCCCGCTGGGCGTAAGAATTGGTTCATGGTGTGGATAGCCGTGGACGAGACGGGAACGTGGTGGGTGTACAGGGAGTGGCCTGACGGCACCTACGGGGAATGGGCGGAGATGCGGGGCGGCAAGTGGATGCCCGGGCCAGCGGCCAAGGGGCTGGGCCACGGCATACGCGACTACGTTGATTTGATTACGGGGCTGGAGGAGCAGACGGCTGATGTCATCTTTGAACGCCTGATTGACCCCCGCCTTGGAGCCCAGAAATACCAGACACAAACCGGCGCATCGTCCATCATAGAAGACCTTAACGACGCTGGCTTGGTGTTCGTTCCGGCACCCGGGCTGGACATTGAGGACGGGCTACAGGCCTTGCAGACGAAGATGGCTTACAATCGCAAAGCCCCGATGGACAGCCTCAACCGCCCCCATTTCTACGTCTCCGACCGCTGCACGAACATCATCTCCGCCTTGCAGGAGTATACGGCGGATGGAGGGCTGGAGGAGGCGTGGAAGGACCCCGTGGATGTCCTGCGCTATGCGGCCATTTCCGACATCAGGCACGTCAACCCCAACGACATGAAAGTGAAACGCTCGGCGTCACAGGCTTACTAAGATGAATAGAATTACATTCAAGGATATGGCCAAGGAGCTCGGCCTGAAAAACCATGAGCTCATCCAGCTTCGATCCGAGAAGCTGTCCGAAGAGGAATGGGGCAAGGACAAGGACGGGGCTTGGTTCACGGAAGAGGGGGCGGAGAAGCTCCGCTTGCACAAGCAGGTGCCCCTTGCCGTGCCCTCCCGTGTGCAGATGATTGTGGTGAGACGCGCCCCCAATCCGCATTGGGTGTACGCCCATTTGGGCAAGACCCACCCGTTGGTTCCTGTCGCCATCAGACCGAGCTGGTGTGATAGGCTTGTCGGCAAACCAATCTACGTCAACATCATCAAGGACGCGCAAGGCGGAATCACCTATCGGCATGAGGCGCTCGGAAAGTGACATCACCCTAAATCCCGAGTGGCAGGCCGAGCAGATGGACCGCCTTCTCGGCTTTGAAATTTTGACTCGCGCCCTTCAGGCCCGCTACCACCCCGTACCCCCGGAGTTGTTGGCGGACAAGGTGGGTGCGAACAAGGGATTTGCCAACAACATCATCGTCAAGATTCAACGCCGCCTGAGCCCTAATGAAAAACGACCAAACTGAAGCCCTTACGTTCGCCTCGGGCAAGCCCGACGTATCGGCGCTGAAGAATGCTTACGAGCGGACGATTGGCGATTTGGATTGGTATTTGCAGAGCACGCGGGACAGCTTCGACTATCGCCGCAACATCTGGCCCGGGAAGTCCAAGGACCTTCGCAAGCATGGAGCCGATGCGTTCCCGTTTGAGGGGGCTTCGGACACGGAGGCTGGCATCATTGATGAGCGCATCAACACCTACGTCGCGCTTTGCATGGAGGCCCTTGAGCGGGCCAACATCCGCGCCTATCCCGTGGAGCTGGGCGACATTGCCCGTGCCCGTGTTACGTCCGCCTTCCTGAAGTGGATGCGTTCGTCCTACATCAAGGACTTCAAGCGGCAGATGGAGCTGGGGGCCAACTACCTCTTCGAGCGCGGCATCATGGTGAGCTACGTCGGCTGGATGCGTGAAAACCGCACCTTCCTCCAGCAGCTCAACCTCCAACAGATTGCCCAGCTGAGCCCCGACTTGGCGCAGCTGATTGTGGACGGCAAGACGGATGACCAGATTGCAGCCCTCCTGAAGGAGCAGTTTGCGGGCGTCACGGATTCACGCGCCAAGAAGGCCATCAAGCAGCTTCGCAAGACGGGCATGGCCGAGCTGCCCGTGGTGCGTCAGTCGGTGAATGCTCCCAAGGTGTGCGCCCTAGCCCCTGATGGCGACGTGTTCTTCCCCGCCTACACCACCGACTATCAGAAGGCCCCCTATTGCTTCTGGCGCGTGCTGATGACGGCGCAGGAGATAAAGAACAAGGTGGCCACGGAAGGCTGGGATGCGGAATGGGCCGACACCGTTATCAACAGCTTTGCCACGTCCATCGACATCACGGACCCGCGCACCAACACGCAAATCAGCCGTGCGGCATCCAACGAGACGGATGAGCTTTATGAGGTGATTTATGCCTACCAGCGACTCATCTCCCAAGAGGACAATTCGGAAGGCATCTATTGCACGGTGTTCCATTCCATGCAAACGGGCACTCCAGAGGACCCGAAGTATGCGAAGCACGAACTCCTCAATGGATATGACGACTACCCCTTTGTCGTCACCAAGCTCAGCGAAGACAACAAGCGGCTGTACGAGCTCAACACCGTCCCGGAGCTGCTCAAGGGCTTGCAATGGGGAGTGAAGGCGGAGCGTGACGCCCGCACCGACCGCAACAGCATGGCGACGCTGCCGCCCATCCTGCACCCCGCTGGCTTCCCGCCGAATGATTGGGGTCCGGGTGCGCGTGTTCCCTATCGCCGTCTGGGTGAGATTCAGTTTGGTCCTGTGCCGCCCTACAACCCGGGCAGCATTGAGATGGAGCGGGTGCAGATTGACCAAGCCGACCGCATCATGGGGCTGGATCACAACAACCCGATGTCGCGGGTTCGCCAGCAATACTATGTGGACAAGTTCCTTGGCCATGTACGCGACGTTCTTAAGCTCGCGTTCAAGTGCTACCAGCGTTTTGGCCCTGAGCAGGTGTTCTTCCGCGTAACGGGCACGTCCGATCCGGTGCGCTACAGCCGTGGCGACCCGAATGAGGACTTCGACATCAACATCACGTTCGATGTCCTTAACACCGACCCCGAGACGCTGGAGGCCCAGCTGCAACGCTTTGTCAGTTTGGTGCAGCTCGACCGCAATGGCCGCATCAACATGGACCTGTTGCTGGAGGCTTTGGCTTCTTCGGTGAATCCTGCCCTTGCTGACGCTGTTCTTCAACCCGCTGGTGAGGCTCAACAGCAGATTGTGAAGCAGGTGACGGACGACCTCTCCAAGATTTACGCTGGTATCGAGGTGGGTGCGCGACCCAACGGGGCGCAGGTGGCATTGCAGGTGGTGCAACAGTACACCCAACAGCCTGATGTCATGCAGCGTTTGCAGCAGGACGAGGCCTTCCAAACCCGCCTACAGAAGTACGTCCAGCAATACCAGTTCCAGCTGCAACAGGCGCAGAACGCCCAGATTGGAAAGATTGGTACGGCTCCCGCCCAGATGGGGGAGATGCAGACGCAGGGGATGGCCCAATAGGGCTATTCCCGCATCCGCTTCCACTTATCGGACAGCTCCTGATACTTGGCTACGGAGAGGATTTCCTCCGTGGCCAAGATGCGTCCACTTAGCTGTTGAAGCCGTTCCGTAGGTACGTCGTGCATTTGCGAGATACACCATTCGCGGATGCCGTAAATGTAGTGGAGGAACTTGAGGAAGTCTTCGCTGTTGTGGAGGCGCTCTAGAGATTTGTCGTCAATCATGGTGGCTTATGGGCTCATGGCTATGGCTTATGGTCAAGCACCAAAAAGTTTGTGATAGCATCCGCCAACTCGCAGTCGCCGGGGCGTTAAATACGGCGGATAGACCACCTTATGTCAGAAGTCACTACGTCGGACGCGGCAGACGTTAAGCCAGCCGTGGAAACAGAAACCAAGCCGATGACGGAGAGGGATTTCCTGTCCTCCCGAATCGCCAAGCTGAGTGCCAAGGCCCCAAAGCCTGAAGCCGCCCAGCCTGAACCGGCTCCCCAAGAGGAGGCCCCGAAGGCTCCATCTCCCTCACAGGAGGGCGAACCAAAGCCAAAGGAGGCATCCCCCAAGGAGGTTCTTTCAAAGGATGTTGAGGACCTTACGGACGAGGAGATTGCCGAGCTGGCCCAAAAGGGCAAGAGCGGCTTGCTAAAGCGCATAGCGGAACTGACAGCCAAGCGAAAGCTGGCCGAAGAGAAAGCCGCCGCGCTGGAAGCAGCTGTTCAACAGGCTAGGCAGCAGCCTCAAGAGCCAAAGGTGGAGAACAACCCCTACGCCGCCGTCACCGATCCTGAAGAGCTTCAGAAAAAGAAGCAGGAAGTGGATCAGTCGATTGAGTGGGCGGAGGATGTTCTGTTCCGCGCTGAAGACCTAGCCGCAGATGATGTGGCGATTACGGTGGACGGTAAGGAGTACACCAAGGCTTTCGTCCGTGACTATCTCCGTAATGCAAGGAAGGCACGCGACAAGTATTTGCCAGCCCAAGAACGGGAACTGGTAGGTCGTGAACAGCGAGCCCAACTTGAAACGTCATTCAAGCAACAGGCCCGCAAGGAGCTTAGTTGGTTGGAGGGCGAAGACAACGACACCCGCAAGCACTTTGAAGCGATGGTGAGTGACCCTCGCCTCAAGAAGCTCAAGGAGTCGGTGCCAGAGATAGCCCCGCAAATCGAATACATCATCGCCCACGCTGCCAACTCCATGTATGGCCGCAGGGTGATTGAACCCGATAAGCCGAAGAGTCCGGCCATCATCCCACCGTCCAATCCGTCAACCACGGCGGCAGGTCCAGAACGTACGGAATCCCGTACGGAAAAGACCGTCAAGGACATTGAAAGCCGGTTTAAGCAGACAGGAAGCGCAAGTGACTTCATCGCCCTCCGAACAGCTCAAATCTCTAAACGTAAATCCTAATTAGTTATGTCATTCAGCAATACCTACGATACTACCTCTCCCGGTAGCGCGGCCCTCAATCGTGAGGACCTTCAGGACGCCATGTCGATGCTGGCTCCTTCTGAGACTCCTGTTCTCAGTTCTGCCGACAAGTTCAAGTGCAACGGGACCTTCGTTGAGTGGGGCGTGGACAAGCTGTCC